CGGTGGTCGCCGTATCATTCTCATCTGGAGATTTTTTTCTTGGGCGGTGATGATTTTGACCTGTTCGGCAACCCGGTTCGGGCTGGCAAGGGTCAACGTGGGCGGCCTTCTTTTGAGGCCACCACGAGAATTCGCAATAAAGTCAAACTGTTACTGGCTCTCGGCTGGTCGAATGACAGGATTGGCAAAGCCATTGACGCCTCAATCGCCACGCTCAAGCGCCATTTTAGAGCCGAGCTTAAAGTCCGGGATGCTATGCGTGACAGGCTTGAGGCGGAGCGCTTGATGTCGGTTTTTGAGTTGGCCGAGAACGGCAACGTCGGTGCGCACCGGCAGTTCGACAAGATGCTGGCGCGTAACGATCTCATGGAAATTGAGAGGCAGATGGGTCGTGGTAAGCTTGAAAAGCCGGAACCCGCCGCCGAGAAGCTTGGCAAAAAGCAGATCGACCGCGAACGCGCGCATCAAGCGGATGCAGAACTGATGGCCGAACTCGACCTCGAGGCGCGTGACAGTGTTCGACATTGAGCCTCTGCCCCGTTTCGCCTGTCCTGATTGGTGGGAGAAGATACAGCGCGGCGAACCGCCCATGGCCAATGTGCCGTTCAACGAAGTCCGCGCGGCTAAGGCGCTGGCGTTTTTCAACCGACTGAGGCTGCCAGACGTTCCAAGCAACCCGCCGCTGTCAGAGGCGTGCGGCGATTGGTTCCGCGACATCGTCGTTGCGTTCCTGGCCAGCGAAGACCCTGACACCAAGCAGCGTTTGGTTTGGGAACTGCTGTGTATGGTGCCGAAAAAGAATTCCAAGACGACCTATGTTGCTGCGCTGGGTTTGACGGCGTTGTTCATGGAGGAAGCACCGAACCGGCAGATGCTGATCGTGGCGCCATCGCAGAACATCTCGGAGCGATGCTTTGACCAGGCGCAGGGCATGATCCGCCTCGATGACCGGCTCGATGCGATTTTTAAGGTGCAGGATCACCTCAAGTGCATCACGCGGCGCAAGACTGGCACCCAACTGGATGTCAAAACCTTCGACACCAAGATCGTCGTCGGCGAGATCCCGATCCTGACGATCATCGATGAGTTGCACGAGTTGGGCAAACGCGCAAAGGCCCAAGCCGTGATGCAGCAAATTCGCGGCGGTGGGATCACGATGCAGGGCGGTCAAGTCCTGATGATCACCACGCAATCCGATGAAACCCCGGCGGGTATCTGGAAGGCGGAACTGGACAAGGCGCGTGCGGTTCGGGATGGCAATGGCGGTGCGAACCCGATCCTGTTGCCAGTGCTCTATGAGTTTCCGCCCGCGCAGCAACGTGACGAAAAATATTGGAGCGATCAGCGCAACTGGCACATGGTGCTGCCGAACCTTGGCAAGTCGATCGATCCCGCGCGCCTGATCGCAGACTATGAGAACAACGGCACGGTCTCAAAAGAGGCCAAGCAAATCTGGGTCAGTCAGCACCTGAATATTGAGATTGGCGTGGGTCTGAGTGCGGGTTGGGTTGGCGCGCAATATTGGGACGGCGCGACCGAGGCCGGTTTGACGTTGGATGAGTTGATCGCGCGTTCTGAAGTTGCCGTGATGGGGATCGACGGCGGCGGTTTGGACGATTTGTTTGGCGTGGCTGTTCTTGGCCGGTGTCGCGAAACCCAGCGCTGGCTGCATTGGGGGCATGCATGGGCGCATCCAGAGGTGCTGGACCTGCGCAAGGAAATCGCGCCGCGCTTGCAGGACTTCGCTGAGACGGGCGATCTAACCTTGCTGGATAATGATGATCCAACTGGCGATGTGCGCGGCGTCGCCGACGTGGCCGAGAAGCTGCTCGAGGCCGGGTTGTTGCCAGAGGATGACGCGATCGGCGTCGATACCACCAACAGCGCGGCGATCCAGCACCAGATGTTTCGCCGCGGAATAACCTTCGAGCAGATCGTGGTTGTCGGGCAGGACTGGCGGTTGTCGCCAGCCCTGTGGGGCATGGAGCGCATGCTGAAACAGGGCACTTTTGTGCATTGCGGACAGCCGCTCATGGCGTGGGCCGTGGGCAATGCGAAACCAGAACAGAAAGGGTCCGCTGTGCGCGTCACCAAGGAAATTGCAGGCAAAGCCAAGATCGATCCGTTCATTTCTGCGCTTGATGCCTTCATGCTAATGCTGCGCGACCCGATTGCGGCTGACAGCAAAGCTTTCGTCTATGGGGGCATGTGAGCATGGGCCTGATGGATTTGTTCCGGCGCGGCACGGCGATGGTCGACCCCTCGGCGCGTGCTGAACCCAGAATGACTGCGGCCAGCGTGGAGAGTGCAACGCAGTGGTCGAACGGCTTCGTCTCTCCGGGGTTGGCCACGGCTGGCGTGCGCGTTGACGAAACGACGGTGATCGGCTTGCCCGGAACATTGCAGGCGCTGCGTGTGATGAGCGGGGTCTTTGCGATGACGCCGCTGATCTACTACCGACGCGAGCAAACCGGTCGGTTCCGCGCCGAGGAATCGCCGCTTTATCGGTTGATGCATGACGCGCCAAACGGCCACCAGTCGGCGTTCCACTTTCGCGAACTCATGATGGGTGATATCCTGCTGATGGGTGAGTTCAACGCTTACGTCAGCCGAGACACGGCGGGCCGTCCGGTGGCTTTGACCAGGTTGCGGCCTGGCACCTGCAAGCCGGTGGTCTATTTCGATCCGGCTGAGGGTGAGACGGTGTTCTATGACGCCACCCTGCCAGACCACCAGACAGGCCGCTTTGCGCAGCGTGACATCCTGCATATCGTAGGATTTTCGCGCAATGGTATATCGGGCCTTAGCCCGATGGGGTTTGCGCGCGAGGCCTTGGGTGGTGCTGTTGCTGCGGATCGACATGCGCAGCGGTTCTGGGCGCGCGGCGGCAAGGTCGACACTGTGCTGCAAGGCAAGGGGAAAATCTCGCCAGCGGACAAGGCGGCGATGCGGTCGGATTGGAATGCGATCTATGGTGGTCCCAACGGCGAGAATGTCGCGGTGCTGGATCAGGACGTCACCGCGAACATGCTAACCAGCGACCACACCAAGTCGCAATTCATCGAAACGCGGCAATTCAATGTTACCGATTTGGCGCGCATCTGGGGGGTGCCGCCGCATCTGATCTTTGACCTGTCGCGGTCAACGAACAACAACATCGAAATGCAGTCGCTGGAATTTGTGATCTACCACCTCGGACCGCATTTCGCGCGGGTGGAATCGGCGGCGCAGCGGCTCTTTGCCCAACCGGGGCACACATTCGAACATCTGACAGACGCGCTGGTCAAGGGCGATTTGAAAAGCCGCATGGAGGCTTATTGGCAACAGCGGCAAATGGGCATGGTCAATGCCAACGATCTGCTGCGCCGCGAGAACCAGCCAGAAATTCCGGGTGCAGCTGGCACCACATATTGGCGGCCTGGCAACATGGAAGATGCTGCGCAACCGCGCACATCGCCAACCGAATAAGGATCACAACAATGAACGACGATCTCAGTCGCGTGCTGGGCGCTATCCGCGCCCAGCCTTGGGCAATTATGCCGGACTATCTGGCGGCGATCGAAGCCATTGCAATGCGAGCACTTCAGTCGGGTGCATTGCAGGCTGTCGCTGCGGATGGCCACGCTGCGCGGCTTGACGCGGGATTGCAGGCGGTAGCGGCGGTTGGTGTGCCGTTACAAGGCGCGAGTATGTCCACAGTGCGCGATGGCTCGGCAGTGATCCCAGTTCTGGGGCCGATTTTCCCTCGCGCCACGATGATTAATTCTTCGGCTGGGGGCACGTCTCTGGACGGTATCATGCGCGATTTTCGGGTGGCGCAATCCAACCCGGATGTCGAGCAAATCGTCATGCTGTTTGACAGCCCCGGTGGCATCGTTTCGGGCCTTGGTGAAGCGGCGGAAGCCATTCGCGCCTCGACAAAACCGGTCGTCGCGTTTGTCACCGGCCAGTGTGCCTCGGCGGCCTATTGGCTGGCCAGTCAAGCGACCAGCATCGTGCTGGAACCCGCCGCACAGGTTGGCAGCATCGGCGTGATGCTGTCGGGGTCTCGCCAGGTTGCACCCGACGCTAACGGCAAGCGCAGCTTTGATGTGATCAGCACGCACGCGCCGATGAAACTGCCCGACCCCGATACCGAAGAGGGTCGCGCCAACATGCAGGCCAGTGTCGATGACGCCGAAGCTGTGTTCATGGGCGACGTCGCCAAGGGTCGCAAAGTCAGCGTGGCCACGGTGCGCGCCGAGTTCGGACGCGGCGGCATGGTCATCGCGAAAGCCGCCGTTGAACTGGGAATGGCAGACAAGATCGGCACGTTGGAAAGCGTGCTGAATAAGGCCCGCGTGCCGGGTGACAAGAAGGCAGGCGGGCAACGCGCACCGTTTTCCGCACAAGTAGAAATGCGGCGTCGCGCCGCGAACTAAATGGAGGTCCAGCATGGATCGTATCACTGAAATCCGCGAGCGCCGCGCGGCCATCTTGGATGAGATGGAAACGATCACGGCGGCAATCGATCCCGAAACCGGTATCTCGGATGATCAAGAGACCGCGTGGTCTGCCCTGACTGCCGAGGATGATCGGTTGCAGGCCGAAATGGCGCGGTTGCGCGATGCCGAACAACGCCGTGCATCGCTGGCTGTGTCGGTTGCCGTTACTCCTGCTTCGGGTTCTCCGACGCCACACGCAGCTGCGCCTGCTGTGCCTGCTGTTCCCGGCCTGACCTTCGCGCGCATGACGCGCTATCTGGCGGCTGGTCAGGGTAACGCGCATATCGCCGCGACAATTGCCGAGGCGAATGGCGATACCGGTTTGTTCGCGAACCAGAACATGTCCAGCGGCGCTGCCGGTGGTTTTCTGGTCCCCGAGGATGTCTCTGCCGAGATCATCGAGTTGCTGCGTCCTGTGAGCGTTGTTCGGGCGATGGGTCCGCGCGTGATCCCGCTGCCGAACGGGAACATGTCCACAAACCGCCGCGCGGCTGGTGCATCGTTTGGCTATATCGCCGAGCAACAGGATACGCCCGCCACGGGCTTGACCTTTGGCCCGATGAAACTGTCGGCCAAGAAGCTCGCCGGACTTGTCCCGATCTCGAACGATCTGCTGCGCTCTGCCAGCACCTCGGTCGACATGTTGGTGCGCGACGATATCGTCGAAGGCGCTGCACAGGCTGAGGATCTCTATTTCCTGCGTGGCAGCGGCGGTGAGAACCTGCCCCTCGGCTTGCGCTTTCAGGCGGTCGGCACGTCGTTCGCGTCGCTGAATATTCTGGCGATGACGGCGACGCCTGATCTGGCCAAGGTGACCACCGATCTGGGGCGCCTTGAATTGGCGCTGATGAACCAGAATGTCGATCCGACCGGTGCGCATTGGGTTATGTCGCCACGGTCCGCGATGTATTTGACCAATCTGCGCGACGGCAATGGGAATCTCGCGTTCCCCGAAATGTCCGCAGGGATGCTGCGCCGCAAGTCGGTGCATGTGACCACCGCGATTCCCGGCAACCTTGGTGCGGGAACCGAGTCGGAAATCGGTTTGATCCATCCCAGCCATGTCGTCATCGGCGAACAGGGTGCGATCAACGTGGCTGTTTCGACCGAGGCCGCCTACAAGGACGCCAGCGGCACGATGCAGGCCGCGTTCAGCCGCGATGAGACGCTGATGCGTTTGATCCTGCTGCACGACATCGGCATGCGCCATCTGCCTGCGGCCTCGTGGCTGACCGGTGTGACCTGGGGCGTATGATCGCGCGCCTTTGATGTGACGCGCGGCGATCAATATTGCCGCGCGTGTTCCTGACTTGGTCAACGCAAGGGAGTTTCCAATGACCACGCAAATTCGTTCCATCGGTGATCTGATCGCCGTGCGCAATGCCGCAGGGCCAGCCGCAGCAACGGCAGGCGGCACGGGTGACGCGACCGCTGTGACCGGTGTCATCATCGATCGCGCCGCGCTCGGCTGGCCGCAATCCTGCGTCGTGGCCCTGCCATTCACCGCAACACTGGCACAGGCTGCGACCCTGACGCTGGCGTCAGTGATTCAGGACGGCGCAGAATCCGATCTGTCTGACGCGGCAACCTTTGCCACTGTCGCGTCGGGTGTGCAGGCGACTGGCGACACGGGTGGCAGCACCGAGATCGGGCAGGTTGAGGTGAATGTCAGCCTCGCGGCTGCCAAGCGCTATGTCCGCGTGAATTTCACACCGGATCTGAGTGCCGCCAATACCGACGTTGCCCGCGCTGGTGCTGTCATCGCGTTCGGCGGCTCGAACCGGTTGCCGCAATGAAACAGGTCCGCATGAAAAAGGCCCATCTGAATCTGATGGCCGGTGAGGTGGCAGGCTTTGCGCCCGCCATCGCCGATGACCTGATCAAGCGCGGCATCGCGGTCGATGAGGCGCAGCACCAAGCGGCGCGCGTCGCCGCCAAAGCCGAAGCGGACAAAGCTGCTAAGGAGGCCGCCAAAGCCGAGGCGGATCGGGTGGCTGCTGAGGAGGCCGCCAAAGCCGAAGCGGACAAAGCTGCTAAGGAGGCCGCCAAAGCCGAGGCGGATCGGGTGGCTGCTGAGGAGGTCGCCAAAGCCGAGGCGGACAAAGCTGCCAAGGGCACGACCAGGAAATGACTCCTGTTCTTGTCGCCACCCCCGCGTCTGTGCCTGTTGATTTGGATGCACTCAAATTGCATTTGCGAGTGACGCATGCGTATGAGGATGCGCTGATTGCGGCACTTGGCGCGGCTGCGGTGGGATATCTGGACGGGTGGCGCGGCGTCTTAGGTCGCGCCATCATTGCGCAAACATGGTCTGTTGAGGCTCCTTGCGCGGGTGACTTTACATTGCCTATGCCGGATGTCTCTGCAGTCACCGTCGATTATGGCGACGGCGCAGTGGCGCTGACGCCCGTGATCGGGGATGGTGGCCCTGTGGTCACCGTGACAGGCGAAGGCACAGTGACCTTCACCTGCGCCATGCCCCAAGCGCAGCTCGACGTGGTGATTGTGGTGATCAAGATGCTGGTCGGGCACTGGTATGAAAACCGCGAAGCAGTGAACATCGGCAATATCACCAGCGATCTGCCATTCGGCGTTGATCAATTGATTGGTGTCTTGCGCTGGAGGCGGGTCTGATGCCTTCCGGACGTTTGCGCGATTACATTACAGTTGAACGCGGTGTCGCTGGCTCAGACGGGTATGGAAATACCACTACGTCTTGGGTGGCCCTTGTGAACCTGTGGGCTGATATGCGCGAGACGCCGGGGAAAGAGCGCGTAGAGGCCGGTCGTTTGGAAGCAGCGCGCACCGCAACGATCCGCGTCAGGTTTGATCCGGCGACGGCTGATTTGACCGAAGCGGATCGGATCGTCGCACGCGGCGAAACGTGGAACATTCGCAGCATTGGTCAATTGGATCGGCAGGGCGCGATGCTGGAAATTCTGTGCGAAACCGGGGTGGCGGTATGAGCAAGGTGATTGGTGCGGAGCGGGTGATGCGAAAGCTCTCGTCGCTGCCCGATCGGCTAAAGCGCAATGTTGATGAGGCAGTGAAAAAGTCGGCTGACGAATTAGTGCGCACCGCCAAGGTGCTTATTCCCGTTGGCGGCGATATTCATGGCGACGGTGCAGAGCGTGACAAAATACACGCCACCCAGAATGGTGACGGTTCCGTGCTGGTGGATTTCGGCCCGAAGTCGAAAGTGATCGAGGGCAACAGCGGCCCGCGTCCGTTTGTGAATCCGGCGTTGTCTGTAACGCGCAAGCGCCACAAAGCGCGTGCGAAACGCGCAGTGAACAAGGCGGTAAAAGGGCTGTTCAATGGCTGACGACAAAATCGCAATTTCATTGCCGCGCTGGCGTATCGCGACTTGTCGCGTTTTGATTTTCGCGGCGAGCCTTTTCGAATTCATGCTTCCTGGAAGTGTAGATCTGGAAAAGCTGGCTAGGCGCTTGGCCGTTTTTGTTTCTCGAGGGGTGCGCGCTCGTGGTTGATGGGCCCGCCCTTGCTCTGCAGGCAGCGCTGGTCGATGCGCTCAAAGCGCATGCGGCAGTTGCGGCGCTGGTTGCCGCGCGCGTCTATGACGAACCTCCGCAAGGTGTGGGGTTTCCTTACGTGCGTGTGGGCACGATTGACCTGCGTCCGCTGCGACTTTCTGCGCGAACCGATGAGGATATAGCATTCAGCATTGAGGCGCATTCGCGGCCCGTCGCCGGGCGCGTCGAGGCGTCACGGATCGCCCACGCCGTGCGTGAGGCGTTGGACGACGCCGCGCTTTCTGTAACCGGCTATACACTGGAATGGTGCCAATTCACGACGCAGGCTGTCAGCCGCGCGGCGGATGGCAAAAGCTACATTGCGACAATCGCATTCGAGGCGGCTTTAGAGGCCGCTTGATCAATACCCGCAAGGGTTCGCCCATATCCCGCCCTTGGGCAAGGCTGGACCGGAGCGCTGCGAAGCGCCCCTTTTCCCTTAGATGGAGCCTGAATTATGGCCAAACAGCAGGGGCGGCTGCTCCTTATCAAAATCGGCGATGGCGCTGGCACGGAGGCGTTCGCTACGCTCTGCGGGCTGAACAGCAAAACGCTGACGATAAACAACTCAGAGTTCGATGTGACCACCGCAGACTGCACCACGCCAGAAGGCGCGCTGTGGACTGAGGTGATGTCGGGCATCAAGAGGATGAGCGTCAGCGGCAACGGGTATTTCAAAGATGAAGCATCCGAGTTGCGGCTGAACACCGTGGCCATGGCCGCTGATGCGGTGGCGAACTTTCAGATTATCGTGCCGGATTTCGGGACGTTCGCAGGCGCATTCATCGTGAGTTCTATCGATTACGGCGGCGAAAAAGAGAACGGCGTGACCTATTCGCTGTCTCTGGGATCGTCCGGCACTGTCACCTTTGCGCCAGTAGCGTAATGGCGATCGCTGGCACAAACGTTGCTTACGAAGAGAAGATCGGCGGAGAAGTCCGCCGTCTTCTGCTTCGCAATGGCGAGATCGAGCGGTTCGAGACACAATTCGCGCCCTTCGGTATTTTTGAGCTGTTCGACCAGTTGTTTGGTCGTGGGCCAGCACCGCAAGCGCGGCACGTGCGTGATCTGATTGCGCTTGGGCTGGTTGGGGCAGGCATGACAGACCGGGCGGCGGATGACCTGATCGCCGCGCAACCGCCCTCAGAAAACCTGCATCTGCGGCAGGTTGCGCAGCGTCTTCTTGGCGTGACGTTCATTCCCTCCGTGCTGGATTCCCCGGCAAAAAAGCGCGCGGCTGGATCGCGCAAGCGAAAAGCGGTCCAGCCCGAACACGATACGACGCTCGCGCGCGGATCAAAAACCTCTGCGGGGTGATGAGCCTGACACCGGCAACGGTGCGCGCTATGACGCCAGAGGAAACCGATCTGCTAATTGCAGGTTGGAATGAGGCGCAGGCATCGGCCAGCGGCGAGGTGGCCGCGCCAACTGACGACGAATACGAGTCCCTGGTCGCCAGATATGGCTAGCGCTTGGTGACTTCGCCGAGGATCGCGGAAAGGCCCACTGCGATCACTCCAGAGCCAAAAAGCACGGCGGCGGTCAATTCATGCAGTGCAGATCCCGCGACCAAATAGGCGCTAATGCCCAACAGGCATTGGCCGAAGCCCAGAACGTAGAGCGCAATTCCCAAGGCGGTCTCCTTTGCTAATTGGATCAAAATGGCTGATGAAAACCTAGAGCGCATCACAATCCTATTGCAAGCCAAGGATCGTGATTTTGCGCGAGCAATGGATCGCAACAACAAGCTGATCGCCAAAATGTCGCGGGATGCGCGGCGCAACACGACCCGCATGTCGCGGACGGTTGAAAACAACTTTCGCCGCATGGGGACGAGCGCGGTCTCCTTTGGGCGCACCTTTGCAACCGGGCTCGCCGGTGGATTGGTCGCAGGCGCGCTCGGCGTGTTCACCACCAATCTTGCGCAGGCGGTTCGCGGCATCGCGTCAATCGGCGACGCGGCGCAGCGCGCCGGGCTTGCCGTGGATACCTTTCAGGAATGGAGTTTTGTCGCGCAGCAAAATCGCATCGGCATTGATCAATTGGTTGACGGGTTCAAAGAACTGAACTTGCGGGCTGACGAATTCATCGTCACGGGCGCGGGGCCCGCAGCCGAGGCGATCGCAAGGCTTGGCTTCGATGCGGTCTCGCTTGCCCGCGACTTGGAAGACCCTTCTGAACTGATGTTGGAAATACTGGGACGCATGGAAGATCTGGACCGCGCGGGTCAAATCCGGGTTGCCGATGAATTGTTCGGTGGATCGGCGGGCGAGCGATTTGTGGAACTGCTGGACCAGGGCGAGCGCGGATTGCGAAATACCATTGCCTTGGCGCACGATGTTGGTGCGGTGATGGAACAGGAGATGATCCAGCGCGCGACGATTCTCGATCAGAAATTTGGCGAATTGACGACGCGCCTTCGGACGTTTCTGCAGGCGGCGGCGGTTGGCCTGTTCGCTGGCGGCGTTGAGACCCCGGTTGACACGCTCGAGCGGATGTTCGGGACGCTGGACCGGGCGCGGGCAACGCTCGGTGATTCCCTATTCGACGAACTGATTTCGCAGGCAGGTGAATTGGATGATGTGGCCAGCGCCGCGCTGGGTGGCATCGCGACTGGCGCGGATGATGTGCATGCGGCCACCCTGCGGGCTGCGTCTGGCATGGCCGATGTGACGGGTCAATTGAGCGATCTCGGCAGGGTGCAGGACATGCTGTCGTTCGACGCGGTGATTGCGGATATGGAGCAACTCGTTGCCGATATGCGGGCCGGGCGAATCGGCACTGAAGAATTTGACCGCGAATTGCAGAATGCCATCACCCACGCGGTGCAGGCTCTGAGTTCCATCAACGACATTGACGGGATCGATGTGTCAGGTGCCGTGACGCAACTGAGCGGGCTTGCGGGAATGTTGCGGTTGATGCGTGGTGAGGCGCAGGCGCTGCGTTCCGAACTGCCGGGTGATGAATTCGGAATGACGACCGGCACGCCGCTTGATGCGTCTGGCCCTATCATGCCGCCGACAGCGCAGGCACCACGAACGTCTATTCGTCCGCGCGCTGCACCTCTCGGTGACGGCCGGGGCGCGCCGCCAGTGAGCGGTGGCGGCGGTAGTGCTGAGGGTTACGCGGCGGCGGTTGAGGACATTCAGGCCAGAACTCGCGCGCTGGAACTAGAGGCCGCCGCCTTGGTCGCGGTCGCGGTTGGTGGTCGCGAATATGGCGATGCCGTGGAATATGCGCGCACGCGCGCTCAACTGATGAATGAGGCACTGACCGAGGGGCGGGCAATAACGCCTGAACTGCAGGCGGAAATCGACGCACTGGCGGCGTCTTATGTCGCGGCAGGGCAGTCCGCCGAGGACGCTGCTGACAGTATGGAGCGAGTGCGCGAAGACGCCGAGCGCGGGGCGGATGCCATCGGGTCGATTTTCGAAGGTCTCGCGCAAGGCGGCGATGCAGCACGCACCGCATTCTCTCGCCTCTTGCAGCAGCTGGCATCAACACATTTTCAGCGACTCTTGTCCGTTATGGGTGGCGGTGGCGGTGGTATTTTGTCAGCCATCGGTGCATCGCTTGGCGGCAAGCGTGCATCGGGCGGGCCAGTTCAGGCGGGCGTGCCATATCTGGTCAATGAGAACACAGCGAACAGCGAAATCATGGTGCCGTCGCGATCTGGTGGGGTGTTGAATGTCGCGCAAGCGAAGGATGCGCTGCGCGGGCAATCTGCCGGGCAGTCAGCCACCTACAATATCGATGCGCGCGGCGCGCAGATTGGCGTGGCCGAACAGATCGAACAAGCGATCAAGCGCGCGCAGCCTGGCATCGTCAAAAAATCGGTGCAGGCAACCTATGCCGCGTCTCGTGAGGTTCGCTTTACATGACCGACATTATCGCGTGGCCTCCGTTCAAAATGCAGGCGGTTCAGTTTTCCGTCGAACGCCCGGCGCGCTCGGGAATTGGCGCGTTCACAGGGGAACGGTTTGGCGCAAGTGTCGGCTCGGCGCGAATGCGCGCGGGCGTTACGGTCACGGCCCTATCTGGTGACCGGGACGGCGCGGGCATGGCGGAAAGCCTCAAGCACCTGCTGGCGGGCCGCGCGAATCTTGTGCGCATGGATGCGCCGCCGGTCAATTGGGCGCTGGACGAAAAGCCCGCACCGTTCAGCCTGACCGGCCCGGCGATGACGGGATCGGTCACGACCTCTGGCGGGTTTGACGCGGTGCAGATCACGGGGCTGGTGCCGAATAAGATTGTTTGCCGTGCCTATGACGTGATCGGCAGTTATTCGGGCGGCACGCTGGCCGCCACGGCGCGGGCTGTGCGAACGGTGCGCGCGGATCTTTCCGGCGCGGCGGTTATCCCGCTGCATTCGGCTCTGCCTGCTGGCGTGATGCGCGTGAATGCCCCGCAATCGCTGGTGTTCGATATGGACGGGATCAGCGGCGGCGGTCAGGCGGTTGGCTCGGACTGGTCCTATCAGTTTACGCTGCGTGAGGTGTTCACCGCAGAAATCCCGGCGGGCGCAACGGAGGTTGATCCGTGGTCCTGAAGCGCACGATCCATGCTGACACGCTGGCCGCGATGGCCGCGCCGTTTCATTCGGTGGTCCTGGCCTACGTTGATTGGCCCACGGGCGCGGTGCGGCTGCATTCAGGCGCGGGCGATCTGTCATTTGATGGCCAGACATGGACCGGCGCGGCGGGGCTTGAGGCGGCAATATCGCTACCCGGAGAGGGCCAAGGCATTGCCATGATCGAGGGCAGTCTGGTTGTCACGGGCGACGATACGCAGATTGATGCGGTCTATGCGCAAGCCGAGGCGGCGGCGGGTCGCGCGGTGCAGGTCTATTTCGGCGCGGTGACAGAACAGGGCGGCACGACGCTGATTGGCGACCCGTTCGAGGTGTTCACGGGCCGGGTTGGCGAGCCTAGCGACGAGGTCGTTTGGCAGGGTGAAACGCAGGCGCGACCGCTGACAATCAGCGTCGAAACCGGACCCACACAGCGCGCGCGCGGTGCGGCGGTGCATACGGACGCTGATCAGAAACGACGCGATGCAACGGATACGGGGTTTCGATGGACACGATCAGCGGTCGCGAACGCAATTGTCATAGCGCAGAGGCGGTGATGCAAGCGGTGCTGGCGGTGATGAACCGCCCTTTCGTCTGGGGGACTGCGGATTGCTGCACCTCGGCTTGCGACGTGTTCTTGCGGCTGTGGGGCGTTGACCCGATGCAGCCTTTGCGCGGACTTTATGCTTCCAAGGATGAGGCTACGGCGATCATCCGGGCACGCGGCGGCTGGCGGCGCATGGCGCAGGGCCTTGCCGATGCAGCGGGGCTTGTGGGCGGCTGTGGCGAGGCGGGCGAGATTGGCCTTGTGCGGCTGAATGACGGCTTCGCGCTTGGTGTGGCGCTTGGGCATGGCCAATGGGCGGGGCCTGTAGACGGCGGTTTTCAGACGGTTGGGCCTGCCGTTTTGTCGTGGGCGAGGTAACGTAAGTGGCAGAATATCTGGCCGGAAAACTGATCGCGCTTGGACTGAGCGAAACGCTGGCGGGCGCTATCGTGAATTTCGGCGCATCGCTGGCGCTGAACGCCGCTGTTGCTGCGCTGAATCGCAGATCGACATCGGACACCGCGCGCGAGCTGGCCACGCCGACAGCAAACCCGCCATACCGATTTGCATATGGCCGCGCGAAAATTCAGGGCACGCCCGTATTCATGCGGGAAATCGATGACGTGCTTTACATGGCGATCCTGTTGAACAGTCGCCCCAGCGCTGGCGGCGTGTTTCGGCTGTGGTCGGACGCCCGCGACGTTGGGCTTTCTGGTGATATCTATGACTTGGGCGACTTTCAGTCCGGCACCGGCACCGTGGTCGAGGCTGCGACAACCGCTACCGTAACCCACGGCCTGAGCGATACGCCTGTTGCCGGTGACGTGACGGCTTGGACCGATGCGGGCGAAGTCTTGGCCGTCGATACGCTGACCGCCACGACATTCCGCGTCGTGCTGACCGATGCCGCGCCCTCTGGTGGCACCGCATTTAATTGGTCGGGTGTGATCAAAACGGATGGTGCGCAGGCGACGAACAGCCCGTTTCAGGGGTATCTGAATTTCTGGCTGGGGCTTGGCGATCAGCTGACGCCCCCTGCGCGCATCATGTCCGAGGTGGGCGATTTGACCGGCCTCAATTCGGCCAAGCTGTGGAGCACCGATAGGTTCAGCGGGTTGACTGTTTTGTGGGTGCGCGCCGATGAAGGCCCCGCCGCCTCGCTGTCTGACCGCTGGCCCGCGTGGCCGCCGTCAATTGCGGTCGAGGCTGATTGGTCAAAGGTCTACGATCCGCGAGAGGTTGGGCATGATGACGCAGACCCCGACACATGGGAATACAGCAACAATCAGGCGCTGTGCCTGCTGGATTACCTGATTGCAAACCCGGTCGAGCCATACCCAATCAGCCAGTTGCGCGTTGACGACTTTGACGCAGCCGCCGATCTGGCGGATGAATCGGTGGCGCTCAATTCCGGCGGTTCGCAATCGCGCTATACCGTGGGCGGCATAGTTGTTTTCGGGTCCGAGGAACTGAATGAACTGGCCTGGCCAATTGAGCAGGCGGGGGCGGGCAGTCTCGTGCGGATCGACGGTCAGATTGGCTATTCGCCGGGGGAATATCAGGCCCCGGAGATCACACTGGATGAGGTGATGCGCGGGCAGCCCATGAAATTCTCGGCGCGCGCTGGGTCGCGCGAAATGCCGGGCGCGATTCAGGCGTCATTTTCCGACCCGGCATCCGATTGGGAGTTAAGCGCGCTTGCACCGTTTCAGGTGGACCCGAATTGGGACGGGTCTGAATCGCGGATTACCGGCGTGTCGCTGGACTTTGTTACCAACCCGCAACAGGCCATGCGGGTGCAGCAGATCATGGGCAGGCAGGCCGCGCTGACAAAGCGGCTGACGGCGAGCTTCCCGCCGGTCGCATCGCAGGCCGTTGCGGGCGGCACGGTGACTGTCGACTTCCCGATCTCCGGCGACACGCGAAACATGATTGCGCGCGTTGACAGCAGCGACCCGGCGAACTGGCTGTCTGACGAAAGCCAAGCGCCATTCGCGATCCCGTTGTCCCTGCGCGAGACGGCATCAACGGTTTATGATTGGGTGCCCGCCACGGACGAACAGGATTTCTACGAGGCAGGCGAAGCGCCCGCCGACCCGTCGATCCCGGTGCCGGAAAGCCTGAGTGGCGCGGTGAACGGCGCCGACATTGATCTGACGATTGGTATGGCAGGCTTTCTGATCACCGACCCGAACCCGATATGGACCGCCGACGCCAAGGCGACATCCGCCGAATGGCATTTCCGGCGCAATCAAAACGGGTTCTGGCAGATCGGCGGGACCGCGACAAATACCGCCGAGTATGTTGTCGAAACGCTAACACCTGTCGCCACCGGGGAGTCGTATGATTTCCGCGCGCGGTCGCTATTCGAGGATCGCTACTCGACGTGGATCTATGACCTCGCCGTGCAGGTCGGGTTCACGCTGGCCGCGCCCACATCCTTCACCGCGACACCGGGCAGCGGGCAGATCGCGCTGTCGGTGACGGCTCCGAGCGGATCATCGTTCTATGCCCTGCAATTCTGGGGCGCCGATTCGGACGACCCAGAGGCGGCGGCGCTGCTGTCTGAGCAAACCGGCAGCGCAGGCGCGGTCTACACGCACACGGAAACCGGCCTGCTGGCCAGCCAAACACGATACTACTTCGCCCGCGCCGTGACCTCTGACGCGGCTGTCGGGCCGTGGGCCAGCGCTAACGCGACCACAACCTAAGAGCGCCGAAAAAACGAATAACCAGACCCCGCCTTGAGCGGGGCTTTTTGCATTGAGGTTCACATGCCAATCACCGCCTGCACGGTTTCCGATGTCCTGAAGGACGCTCAGGGCGAGCTCCTGACAAGCACGGTCATGACATTTGAGCGCATGGCCTCGCTGCAAGGGCTGGACGGCGATCACCTGATTTCGCCGGTTGTCGGAACAGGGCTGGCCGCCAGCGTGTCAGTAACCACAGACGCCACCACAGCGGCGTTTAGTGTCGATATCATGCCGGGCGTTTACCGCGTCCTGTATCAGGGCAAAGCGGGTATCGAGCAGGTCACGGCCACGGTGCCGGTGCAGGCCACGGCGAACCTCCGGGGGATCATCGGGCAGGCCACGACGATTGACAGCACGATAGCCGCCAGCGCGGCGGCGTCCGCCGCCGAGGCCGAGGCGTCGGCACTGTCGGCGGGCGCGCAGCCCTATGCCAATCGCGCGGCGGCGGTTGCAGCGGTCGCGGCGGGCATCCCGGCCAGCATCACCAAGATAGGCTTTTATGATGGCCTCGTGCCGTCCGATAGTTTCCGCGCGTTGTGGCTGACACGAAGCGCAGGTGCAACGAGCATTGCGGATATGCCGGGATGGTTGCCGCTCGGTGACATCTATCTGGATCACTATGTGGATCACGCAGTTCCGGGCACCACTGATATGACCGACGCACTGGAGGCTGCGGCCCTGAGCGCCATTTCGGAGGTTGGCGGCGGGGTGATCAACATGTTTGACAAACCCTACCTCCTCACCCGAACGGCCACCATTGACCCGACCGTCGGCGGGACATTGCCCAACAGCGTGGTGAACAAGCGACACATCGCCATTCGCGGCCACAGTCCGCACGCATCCGCATTCGTGCGTAACACCGACTATGGCGACACGATCTATGCGACCGGCAACTCAGCGACCGGGTTTGAGCTGATCGGCTTCGATCTGTTCAACGTGCAGTTCAGATCCGAGGGCCTGACGACGAGCGGCGATCATCTGGTCCTCAACGGTGTCTATTCGTCATTCCTCACCAATACCATTTTCAGAAATGGTTTTGGCGGCATTCGCGGCGCTGGCGCGGCGCAAGTCGTCATCAACAACATCCGGATGTTGTGGGACAATCTCTACGGCGGGAGCGTTGTCGGTCGCAGGCTCATGCAGTTTACGGATTGGGACGACGCAGGGGTCGAGAGAGGCCCCGGCGACATCTTCATCGACAACTACAACCTGCGCACCAATGGCACGAATGGCAATGTCGAATGCTGTGTGGAAATCAATGCAGCAGACGGCATCTTTTTTGGCACCGGTCATTTCGGTGGCGCAACGAAGGCTAACGTGTGGCTGAACAGCACGACTGCGGGCGGGATTGGCCTTGTGCTGTTCGACGGCGCGATGTCGGACGCGGGCATCGGTCACGGCGTCCTCGTCTCGACGGGTGTCGGCGGCGGCAAAATCAGGAATATTGAATGGCGCGGCGGCAATCTCAAGGGTGGCGGTGGAGTCAACAAAGGCATCGGTTTCTACCTTGACGCGACGGCGGATGTTCACACTGTCAGTCTGGCACCATCCTTCATCACGGAATACGACCAGCAGGGCTTCTTGTGCGACAGTCCTCTGGTTGAAAACATTGCACTGAATGGCGCTGATGTGCGGGGGAACAGCTACAACAATGTTGGCGTCTATGCTGGGGTTCAGGTAGAGGAGGGCCAGAAATTCCGCATGATTGGCGGCAAGTCCGGTGGCCAGAACACTGGCCCGACCCCCGCGACGCAAGCGTATGGTGTTCTGATCGGGGCGAATGTCACCGACTGGCTGGTCGCCGATGTGGACCTTCTGCACAACGTGAGCGGTCCCGCATTGATCAACGCGACGGCACTGCCTAACGGCAGGATTGTGGACTGCCTGTCCGACGCCAGCGCAACGGTCGCCTCATCCGGCACGCTCGTGCCGCCGCCCGAACTCGCTGCGATCTATGTGACGGGCACGACGCAGATCAACAACATCCGCATGAGGTGGCCGGGCGCGCGCCTGTCGATCCGTTTTGCTGACGCGCTGACCATCGGAAATGGCGGAAATATCACGCACGCAGGCGATCTGGTTACACGGGCTGGGCAGGTCATCACATTCGAGAGCGACGGAACAGCGTGGCATCCGGTTGCCGGTCATACGATCATGTCCAGCGGCAACAATGCGAACGGATCATGGATCCGGTTCGCGGACGGCACGCAGCGCTGCCGCCACCGCCTGACGACGACCGCCGCGATTGGCACGGCGTGTTTGGGCGGCTTCAGAAACACCGGCCAGACGTGGACCTTACCCAAAGAGTTCGCCACCGGCGATCTGCCCGTGATGGAGGGTATGCCCGGCGCACTGACCAGTGCATCCATTCTCACCAATTCGGTGACAGCTACGGCGGCTTCGGTGTTCCATTTCGCACCGGCCTCACAGGCGTCGGCGGCGCTTGTGGCGCACATGACTGTTGAGGGGAATTGGCTGTGACGGGGGGGGTGACATGACCGATGAAAAGGCTCGCAAGAAAATCCACCAGTTAATGCCGTAATCGCTGCGCTGCCCGCGTGGCCCAAGTCTAAAAATAGAGGGGTGAGGGATGATTGAAATCCTACGAGACTGGTGGGGGATCCTGCTGTCGGTGGTTGCGGGTCTGGCGTGGCTGGTCCGGCTGGAGTCGCGCGGGCTGGCCAACGAAAAGGAAATCCGGCGGCTCTGGACCCAGCGCAAAGAAGACCTGGCCGAGGCCAAGGACGCGCGCGTCAGCACCAACGCGATGCTGGCCGAGGTGCGTCAAGACATCAAAACACTGTTGCTGAGAGGGCATGGGGATGATCATTGATATTTTGCGCAGCCTGTTTGGCACGCGCCGCCGCACAACTGCGTCAGGCGGGGGTGCGGCGATCATTGTCGCAATCGCCGCATTCGTGGCCCCGTGGGAGGGGCTGCGCACGACGGCCTATCTCGACACCATCGCCAGCCCGCCGGTCTGGACGGTGTGCTACGGCGAGACACGCGGCGTGCAGGAGGGCGACACCTACACCGAGGCGCAGTGCCGCGACATGCTGGCCGCGAGACTGGCCGAGTTTCGCACCGCGCTGACAGAGTGCGTTCCGGCACTGCCGGAGCAACCCGAGGGTGTGCAGGTCGCGCTTGTCTCGTGGTCATACAACGTCGGCACCGGCGCGGCCTGCCGATCGACCCTCGCACGGCTCGCCAATGCAGACGACTGGCGTGGTGCCTGCGAGCAGCTGCCACGCTGGAACCGAGCGGGCGGCGCGGAAATTCGCGGCTTGACCAATCGGCGCGGGGCTGAGCGCGCGCGGTGCATCGAGGCGCTGGAATGACCACGTTTCTGGAAATGCTCGCCCTGTTGGTTTTCGCACACGCGCTTGCCGACTATCCATTGCAAGGCGACTTTCTGGCGCGGGGGAAAAACCGCACCGCGCCAATCCCCGGCGTGCCGTGGCGCCACCCGCTCGCGGCACATTCTGTGATTCATGGTGGTTTCGTTGGTATCGTGACTGGAAGCCTCTGGCTGGGATTTGCCGAAACGACTGCGCACTGGCTGATTGATGATGCTAAGTGCCGAGGTCGGTTTGGTTTCCATACCGACCAAGGACTGCACATCGCTTGCAAAGTCGTCTGGGCGTTCATCATGTGGATGCAGGTATGATTACCCGCGCGCTATTTTCCGCACTGGCTGGCCTGATCAGCAACCGCTACGCGCTGATCGCCGCCGCCCTGATTGCCACACACGGCGGCGCTTGGTGGCACGGCTACGACACCCGCCGCGATAGTGATGCCGCCCGTGTGGCGCAGGCGCTGGCGGCAGAACGGGTGGCGCAGGCGCGTATCCTCGGGATGGCCGATGCGCAGGCTCAGGTTTCCGCAGAGCGTGACCGATTGCGAGAGGATTTGGACAATGCCGCACTTGCCGATAGTAACGCTAGCCGCGTCTGCCTTGGCGCTGACAGCGTGCGCCGGTTGGGTTCGCCGTGACCCGCCGCCGGAGGCAATTGCTGCGCCGTGCGCGGCTCCTGTGGTGCTACCTGTCCGGGCGATGACGCAAGCGGAGGTGGAGACACTGTGGCGATCTGACCGTGTGGCGCTGCTGGACTGCGGCGAACGTCATGCGCTTGTCGTGCTGTGGGCTGGCGGTGATGCGGACTAAGCGGCGTGCGAATTGGTGATCAAATTCGTCGGCACTGTGCAACGGGCCAAGCCTGATGATTGGCACGGGCTTACAGTTCAAGCGGATCGCGGTGACAAAACCCAAACTAAACCCGACCCCAAAGCGCCGAAATGACCGTGCAAGCTGACTGAATGTCATTCATGCGCCGAGTGTTGGAGTTCGGAGCGTTGAAAACTTGTCCGTGACGCACATCAATCGACATGCATAGCCGGTTGGCTGGTTGCCGCTGGGTATCCGGGTTGTTCTGGTCAATGTGCATTCGCATCAATGTGGCGACGTAGGTTCCCATTTCGCGTCGCCTAGCGATTGCCGTAGGGGTCTCTGTATCGTCTTGGGTCATTCGTAGGATCGCCCCGCCAATCTGATCCACGCCGCGCGCCGCACCGTGAACCCAAAGATCAGCCCGCACCGACACCTCGATCCCAGATATGGACAATTTAGGCTGCGAGTTGGGCGCAGTATGAAACAGGTTTCCTGCCAGTTGGTTGCCCATTCCATGGATGCCGTGGATGACCTCTATTGACTGGCGAGCGTCATCTTGCCTCAAGGATGACTCCGCGGGATCAGCCGCCCTTTGTTCAAACATAGTTTCAGCGTCGTTTAAGGGATTCACGCGGCGGTTTGGATCGGCTAGAAATGCCTTAATGGGCGCGCGAACATCCTTGTAGCGCGTCGTTACGTAGGTCTGGGGTTCTGCTGCCCGTTTGATGATGCCCATTCGGGCCGTGTCGGACGAAACCATGTATAGGGCGAGATCGTTTGCGGAAATTCGTGGACGAGAGGGAGGCAAGGCCATGATCGAAGGTTCCCTTGGAACTGCTGCACTAGACAACTCACGCGCGATTCACATCGCGCCGTTGTCGCGCCAGACTATCATAGACAACGAGGCTGAACACCTTGGATTTGGCGGGCTATTTCTCTTTGAGACAAATGAGGCAATTGGACGGAAAGGGATAAACATCCTTGCCAAGGCCGCATCACTCGAAGCAGCGTTCGAAATGCTGTCAATTTGGAGCGCGCGAAGACCTTGAATAATCGAGATACCGGCCTGTCAGGCTGGGCTTTGTGTCGCAAGGGTCCGAGAGGTCGCCTGAACTTATGAAGCAGCAGGTCACGTCCCGGCCTTCCATTGTGACAAATCGTTGCTGATTAGCAAGCGCCGATGGTTTGCTTTTCGCCTGTAACCCATTGATCTATCTAGCGCGGTTTTGGGGGCGGTTTGGGGCAATGCCCAGCGATATCAACGGCTCGCCTTGGTATCATAATCCGCGTGTCGGGGGTTCAAGTCCCTCCTCCGCTACCAGATCAACTCATTGTAATTGTTGATTGTTGCCGAATTCACGGCTGGACGCTCTTGGGGCGGTTTGCAGCGCGGTTTGCAGAATTCGTTCTGTTTCTGTGCTGATCGAGCTTCGAAATCGCCGATTCTGCCATGCCTCGACTGCGGCTGAGATAGTGGGAATCGAGGATCGTTTCGACCTCGGCCAGCGAATGCCCGGTGATCGTGGCGATTTCTGGAACACTGCATCCGGCCTCGGCCAGCCGCGTTGCCGCAGTGCCGCGCAGGTCGTGGAACGTCAGCCCACCCAGATCGCACCGAACTTTGTTCCAGCTGGCGCGGAACCCGCTGCTGGTCCAGGCTGTGCCGCGCGTGGTAGTCAGGATCGTGACCGCGTTGCCGCGTGCCCGCCTCGCCGCGTCCAGCGCCATTTTCAGACGCGCGGTGCATGGCACTACGACGCGCCGCCCGCGCTTGCTTTGTTTCAGCCGGATCGACTGGCCGTCATAGGCTGCCCATGTCAGACGCAGAAGATCGCCCTGCCGCTGCCCGGTCTCAGCCGCGAGGATCTGGGCCAGCGCCAAATGTGCGGGTGCTGCGGCCTGAAACGCAGCTTCGTCATCTTCTGACCAGATGGAATCGGCGCGACCGGCGCGGTAAACCCGGCCCGGTTTCTCGAGTGGATTGCAGGGCGCGGCCCCTCGATCCGCCGCCCAGGCGAGGATAAGCGCAAGCACGGCCAGCGCATAGTCGGCCTGTCGTTTGCTGGATTTTGCGAGATCGTCGCGCCAATCGAAAAAGTCACCGCGCACGCGCCGGTCGGCCATCGCCGCGACCGGCATATCCCCGAACACGGTTTCGATTGTGCGGATGTGGCGCAGATAGTCGCGCTTGGTCGCATCGGCTTTTTCGAGGAAATACGGGCTGCGTTGATAGGCGTTCAGGAGGCCGGTCAGTGTGCCCGCGTGGCGATCTGGCCGCTTTTCGTGCGCTGCGGTATAGGCCGCGACGAATTCCGCCGATCCGGGCGTTCCCGGCAGGCGTGGCCCGCCGCGCCATGCGTAGTAGTAGGTTCTTACCGTGCCATCGGCCAGCGTCTTGCGGGTCTTGGCGATGTGCTCAAGATGAACTCTGGCCACGTTTAGCCCTCCACTCGTCGTATGCGGACAAGGGGGCATCCTGCCTCGGCTCGGTCGCGGATTCAATGATCGTGCGCCCGTCTGGCTCGATGATCACGCGCACCCCCTCTTTTGCCGCCGCGATCGCGCGGGACATGGCGGCGGCAGTGATGGTGGCGCGGGCGGTCATGGCTTCCAGCCGCCACTTTTATTGCTTCTCACGAAGCCGTATGCGTCGCAGCTGGCCATACAATCCGAGACAATCATAAGCGCAGCCTGCAAGGGTATTGGCCTAGCTCCCTCGTTCAGCCGGTCTTGGCACCAAGTCATCAATGCCTCGCGTAGCGATTCCTCCTCATCGGTCAGCGCGGCACTGCCAAAGAGATTCAACCGTTTATCGTTCATCCCGGCACCTCGTTCCATTCGCGACCGTCCAGCAGGCGACCAGCGCGGGATTTGCCGACGCGACGCATGACGTGAAACCTTTCGCCGTTGAAACCACGTCCACCGGCAAGATTCAGCCACTTCGACTTGCCTCGATTACTGTATTTACGCGAATAGTCTGCGCTCCAATCCGGATCGTCTCGGTCGCGATCTAGTGAGGCCTCAAACTCCCCCCATTGCTTGAAGAAAAACGCCACGCCAGCGGCGGTGCATTGATCGCGCAGGGACCGCGCCCAATCCGGGTGCATCGGTCTGGCGCGGCTGCCGCTTTCGCCGCCGACGATTATCCAGTCGAGGCGTGGCAGAGGGCTGCCCCCATCATCAGTCCTGGACAGCGAATTTATTCGATGCGTCGGGCTGATGATCCGAGTCAAATCCACCGGCCCCAGCAGCGGCTCGGCCGAGATGAACCGCACGGCGGCAGGGGTGTCCAGCAGCTGCGGGATGCGCGCGTCGGCGGTGGCTTGATCCTCGACAGATGTGCCGAGCCAGACGTTCGGCAGGGGCCATTTTGCGGGCATGATGTTCGGCTCTTCTTCATTGCCGAATGCGTCGATTAGCGGGCGCAGATCTAGTCCTTGGGGTGCGTGGATCATCATTTGGTCACCGATCCAAAGATAGCGATGGCTGTTCGCGTATTCCGCCATGCGTTCTGGCCGCTTGGTCAGCACCTGAAACGTGTGCTGCGGTGCTAGCGCCATGACGGCGAACACGCGGTCGATCCACTCGTCGGGCACGTTCTCGTGGAACAGATCGCCGTGGGCGCAGACGAAGATCCTGCGCGGTTTGCGCCAGCGCAGAGGCTGGTCGAGCCATTGCGCGTTGAGCCGGACCTCGCCCGTAAATTTCGCCTCGCCCGCCGCGTTGATGCGGGCCAGCCCGGCGCGGCTGGAGTGGTTCTTGAGGCGTGTTGCGGCCAGCGTGGCGGCATAGCAGTGGCGGCACCCGTCAGAAACCAGCGTGCAGCCGGTGATTGGGTTCCACGTCGCGTCGGTCCATTCTATTTTTGTGGTGTCAGCCATTGGGGGCCTCCCTGAAACCAGCAGCATTGCGGTGCCCGCCACCACCGCGCGCCTTGGCGATCTTGGACACGTCTTCGCGCTCATCGCTGCTGCGCAGGCTGTAGGTCGTGCCGCCATGAGCGACGACGCAAGCCGCCGCGAATGGGGCGTCAGGATGCTGGGCAAGAAGCTGGTGGCAAACGTCTGAAACAAATGCGTAAGGCACATGCGCGATCGGAACGCCGTCAAAACCCGCGAAGTGCTGGACCGTCGCAGCCTCTGCCATTTCTGCCACGCGCGCATCGTAGTATCCCTGAATAGCGGAACCCGTAAGCGCCGCGCCGTCTGGGTCCGCGTCGAGATACCCGCTAATGTCAGACCAGTCGGAGAAAGTGCGAGGAACCGACTGCAAGAGCATTCGCACCGGCTTTGTCATGACGTGCTGGAACCGCCACAGGTCGCGGTCCTCGACCAAATCCACCAATAGCGGCGATTCATCGCCGGGATGCGCGAAGTTCCAAGCCATTCGTGCGCCTGATCGATCCATGTCAAATTCCACGAGAACCCGCGCATTCGGCGATCCAGACATTCTGGAAAAGCAACGACCGACGTTCTCATAGGTGGGGCGGACAATTTGGTGCATATGGCTGAGTTCGGCCTGCGCCGTCTTGTGGTGATCCAGAACAAGGATGCTCGCAGCGGTCTCGGCCAAGACTTCAAGATCAGCGCGGGGCCACGAAAAATCCACGATCAGAATGTGCTTTCCGGCAATGTCAGGCGGCGGCTGGTTGCCGTATTGCGCTGGCCGAAATTCGCAGTCAGGCCAGCGCTGCCAAATCGCCCATGCCGCTGTGAATCCATCGTCGCAGTTGGCGTGATAGAGGCAAATGTCGGGTTCATAGAAACTCATTGCTGATTACCTTTGATTGCCAGATGCGCGGCATTGGCGCGCACGAGGGCGGCGGCAGTGATGGTGACGCGGGCTGTCATTTGTGCGCCGAGCCGAGGCGGTTCAGGCCCTTGCAGGCGCGCCATGCATCGAACGTATGGTCACCATCAAGAACCATGCGCATTGCCATTACAGCAACTTGCACGGCTTCCTCGCGGACGCGATCGCGCGACTCCTCAAACGTCGCGGTAGCCAGTTCCCCGACCTCCTCAACAAGTGCCGCGAACGTCACGTTTTTGCCTGGGAATTTTTCGCGTGCGCGGAACAGTTCGCGCGTGATGTCGGCCATGAGATTGCGCATCGCCGCCTGGTCGTCAAACTGTGCCATTCCATTTTCAACGATGATACCGTCATCAAGCATCGCTCGGTAAAGCTCATCGGTCATTTTGTCACCTCTCGGGCTTTGTGTTCCAGTTTGGCGGTGGCCATGATCACGGGTTTGAGGTCGGCGGGGGCGGTGTCGTAGTTGCGGCCAAAGCGGCCGTTCAGGCGGGGCAGCAGGGCGCGGTCGATCAGTGCCCAGTTTGCGGGCGCGCAGTTGGATTTGTCGCCGTCGAGGCATTTCAGCACATGCCCTTTGGGGATTGGACCGTGCGCCTGTTCCCAGAGCCATCGGTGTTTCATCACGCGGTTGGTGGCTGCGCCGGTGTGCGGGTTCGTGGCGTCGGTGACGATCCAGACATAGCCGTCCTTGTCGATCGACTCGTGACCAGGGCCGCGATAGTTGGCCGGTGTCTGTCCCGGCTTGAACCGGGTCGCCGCGCTGTTGGCGTTGTAGGCCATGCGTAGGCCTTTGTTGTGCGGCGGGATACCGGGCTGATAGCGCCCGGTGCGTCCGGTCAGCCAGCCATTGCGTTTGCACAGGCTGTTGAAATTGATCAGCGACACGTCAGATCGGTTAAAGCGCACGACAAATTCGGCATGGGTCTGCCGTCTGGGCAGGTCGCGGTGGCCTTTGATCCACGCGAGTTCGGCCTCAGTGTAGGGGATGATGCTGCCCCTCATTTCGGCGCGTCCTTCGCCTGACCGATCTGCGGCAGCAGCGGCATCACCGCCGCGCCGTGCTCGGCGAACAGCTTTGCGGCTGCCAACTGCGTGCGGGCGTTGTCGGTGATGCGGTCGGCGACAGCGACGATGGCCGTGGCGCGCTTGGCCTCGGTCTCGATCTGCTCGGGGTTCATCCCGTCATCAGACAAGCGCTCGAGCTGGGCGAACAGGTGATCGGTCATGTTGCTGAGTTTGTTTTTCATGACATCATTCCCCATATCGCGCGGATAATTGCCAAGGAGAGGCCAGCAGCAGCGGTGACGAAGACGAGGCTGATGATGATCCTGTTTAGTGTCGATTGCTGTTCGAGCATCGGTGGTGCGGGACGGTGGTTTGGGGTGGCGATGCCGCTCAGATCACCATCGAGGGCGCGAAATGGTTCGGGGGGGGTGGGGGTGGTTCGTGTCATTGGGTTCTCGGTCTCGTTGGCAGCAAGCCGGACGGTGAGGCACCGGCAGTCGGGGTTTGGTGATTCACACCGCAGCGGGCACAAGCGCCGCCCGGTTCCACGGCGCAACATGCGGATGGTGTCTTGCGTCGTGCTCATGGCTGACCTCTTTGTTGTTCTGGCGTCCGTCGCTGCCCCCGCGACGGCAGGGGCAGAAAGGGACGTCAGGCTTCAGGCTTGCCCATGAAAAGCGGCAGTAGGGTCTCGGCTTCGGCTTGGTCGGTTGCCTCGCCAAAAGCCGACTTGAACGCCTTTTCCGGGTTGTAAATCGACAGGATGAATTTCACCGTGCCGCCGGTTTTGCGATACCGAAATCGCACTGGCATTTGATACGGCGCGCCGCCTTGAAACACCGGAATCGCGATGATGATCAGGTTAGGGATATTCAGCGGCTTGCCGTCCGCGCCCTTGTGTTGATTCAGGAACTGGATTTCTGCCTCGCCCGTGTCGCGGTTGGTTTTCACGGTCAGGTCGGATTGTTCGTAGACCTGAAATTGCTTGGACATGGCCAGCAGCTGCCGCAGTTGTCCGAACCGCCCTTCGATCTGCTGCGCGGTCTGGATCAGGCGATTTTCCCAAGGCTGGATCTTGTCGCTTTCCGTGCCCTTGATGATCGCGGGCGTCGGGTCTTGAATGTCCTTGGCCTGCGCCTCGATGAACTCGCCGAGGTCGTCCTTTTCCAGCGCCAGACCATCGACGGCTTTCCACGCCTTCCATTCGTCGGACAAGGGAAAGTCGTAGATCGCGCGGTGGTGGCAATGTCGCGCCGTCGGGTCGCCAAATGCGTCTGACACCTCCACCGGTCCAGATGCGTGATAATCGGCGACGCAGGTCAGTGTCGGGGCGGTCATGTTGGGGCTGGCGAACAGGGCCGAGGTTTCGCCCTTGAACCGATTGGCCCAGAGGATCAGGCTTTGCAGGTCGGCGAAATGAGCGGTGCCCTTGCGCCTCGCGGGCTTGAAGAATTGCGCCGCGTCGCGATGCCTGGCGGTCAGGTCTTCGACGCGGCGTTTCTCGGGCAGCGTGACCAGATGCGCGGTCGTCAGATCATGGTAACCCGGCGTCTCGATCGGCTCATGATGGCCAATCTCGGACATGACGTCGCGCATGGTTTCGGCGGGGTTTTCAAGGTAGGTCGGGGTGGTCATGGGTTGGTGTCCTGTTTGCGGGATGGATCAGTCGGTGTCGCGGATTTCGCCCGTGTCCGGGTCGTAGCTGTTCACGTCGCGCACCGGTTGGTGCATGCGGCGCATGAACGGGCTGTAAAGCGTCAATTCACCGTCTTCGTTGATGAAGGCGGCGGCACTGGACGGCGGCTTTTTGGGCGACTTGAAGTCGGCGGTCGCACCCATTGCCACGTCGCCGGATTTCCCCAGCGCATAGTTGATTTTCAAGGTCATCGACCCCTCGCAACCTTTCGTGCCGTGCTGTTCGCGGTGGTCCAGAAGATCGCATTGCAACTGCTTGTGACCGTCGAGAACTTCGGCCAGAAAGTCGCCACCATCGAATAGCTGGAAAATCTGTTCCAATGTTCGCAGGCGGTATGGGTCGTGGGGTTCGGGCGGGTTGATCTGTGCCGGGGGCTTTGTCTTCGTCATCACGCTGAATTTCCTTCTGTGTTACGGGTCATCGTGGGGCCGCGATCTTGCCGCGCCACGCGTCGAAGTCGGTGTTGAGAGCTACAGGGCGGCGAGAAGTTCTTGTGCCGTTATGAAAATGCCATCGGCCATGAGCGCCATAAGCTCTGGCTCTTCGCCGTCTCGTGTTAAGATCAAACAACGCTTGCCACGTCCGCAAAACCATCCGGCCTCCAAGTGCGCCGAGCGCCCGCAAGGTAGCAGCAGAACGCAGGTATCAGCCCACTCCATCCCGCGAAGGTCGGTGACGTATCCGCGCGCCGCAATCGGGTGGGTGATCAAGTGCTCGCGGTATTGTTCGGCGGTCCAATTTTGCCAGTCCGGGTCAAGTTCGGACCATGCAAAACCGGGGATGCCATTCGGCGGGTTCCTGAAATCGTAAACGTCGTGGCCAAACTGTCGGAGTAGTCGGACCATCTCCGGTTGGCGTTCATTGCGCCAGCTCGATGCAAGATAAATTCGGGACATTGGGTTCCTTTCAGCGGGGGCTTGGGGTGCGACCGCGCCACGCGTCGAAGTCGGTGCGCAAAGCGTCAAAACGAGCCTCGGCGCGCGGGCTGTAATTCAGCACCCGCCGCGACGTGATTTCGCATTTCTGGCGCAGGAACTCGGCGGCGGCGGCAGGCGTGAATTGCTGGTGACTAAGGCCACATTGCATCGCCGCGAAGCGCCGAAATTCGGGCGAATTGCACAGGATCCCGGCGCGCGTCGCTGGCGGCAGATCGTCGAAGCGTTGTGGTGACGTGGCGGTCATGAGCGGCCTCGCGGGTGGCGCAGGCGCTTGGTGACCGCGCGGGTGGCGTCGGCCAGATACATTGCCGTGATCATGCCGAGGCCGAGGCCGAAACCCACGATCAGTGCGAGGGTGAACGCGGTGGCGAATTGTCCAAGATCAGTCATGAGCGCCCTCTTTGTGGCGTTGTGAATTGAGCCAACAAGAGGGGCCGGGGGCGGCGCGTTGGTCGCCCCCGGCCAGTTGACCGGCGGGCGAGAGCGCGTCGGTTGCGATCGGCGGATCGTCCTCGGTGCGGATGGCCAGCGCCACCTTGATCCAGTTGCGGATCGCCTCGGCTTCGGTGGCACCAACGGCGATCACACCATGCACGCTGACCTCATACAGATGGCTGGACCATTCGTCATCGCGCCGGGGCTGGACGTAGGTGCCGCCACATTCGAGGACCTCGGCCATGAAGGCGTCCTTCTTGCCCTCGATGGCGTGGAGATCGAGGGAATGCAGGAACCGGGTCAGGCGGTCGGGTTGCAGGCACGGGGTCATAGCAGGGCCTCCTGTGTGGCGTCGGTGGGGCGGTAGATTTCGATGGTTTCGAGAACGAGGAACGGGGCGTCGTTGTCGCGGGCGAGCGCAGCGGCAGCTTGCGCCGCGTCGGAGCGGGTGCTGTAGCGCTGGCGCGGTTCGGTCCTGGTGCCCGGCCCCATGGGCTTGCGACAGACCATCCAGAAGCGGGCAAAGGGGGGAAGCTCGGCCATCACGCGGATCCATCGTAGATGGACCGGGAGCGGCAGCGGTTGCACAGCCGGTTGTGAGGGCCTTCACTCGTGAAGCTGGATGCGCAGCTCATGCATTTGCGCGTCTGGACCTTGGCCCCACGCTTCAGGCGTTCCATGGCTTCCAGCGCCCGGACATGGCATGCGGGGCCGTGAATTTCTGTGCCATCCTGAAGGACGTAGTAGGCGTTCCGGCGGCGCACGATTTGAAAATGTGGACAAACATCCATCACGCCACCTGCGGGTTGGCGGGGCGCGGGGCTTGCAGGTTGATCTGGCGGATCGTCTGGCCGCGCTCGGCCTTGACTGTCGCCCAGGCAATCAGCCGCAGCGTGGGGCTATGGTGAATCGTCGGGTTGGCGACGATGGCGCGGGCGGTCTGGGCGGGGTGTGGTCGTTCAGCGGCCAGAAGCATGCAATGTCCTCCATAAATATGGAGAGCATGAATGCTCCAAATCGGTGCGTCAGTCAAGCATTAATGCTCAATCATCCAGCATCGACTCAATCGCATCGAGTTTTGCGCGCAGGCGCGTCAGCCCGAGCTTGTCTACCGTTGCGACTATTTGGGCGAGATCGCCAACGACTGCGATCTTGATTTCATTCCGAGTTTGGGCGTTGGGCCCAGTCTCGACCGGATTCCCCTGGTCGAGGTTTTCGAGGATTCGGCCAGCCTCGGTCTGTCGGCGCGGCGGGCGAGAAAAGAGTGCTCTTTCCTCGTGAAACTCATCAGGAATGAAAGGGGAAGGATCAACACCAGAGGCCTCCTGAACCTTCCGAATTGTTTCGCGCGCCAGTCGATTTGGCCAATCTTTTTCTCGCAGAGGTCGATTTATCGTAGAAGCAGAAAGGCCCGCTTCCTTGGCCAGCCGGTTGGCTGACCAGTCGCGCTCTTCCAGCACCTTCAGGATGTAATTGATTGCCCAGTCACGCATGGGCACACAATGGCAAACTAAGCAATTGTGCGCTATGAGCATGAATGCTCTTGCAATGCGAGACGAATTGAGCAATTTTGCCTGAAAACCGGGAATGCTCATGCCAAAGGAATTTGAAGCCGTAGTCTCGCGCCTCACAGCCCTCGATCTGTGCGTCGCCGATCTTTGCCGGGCGTCCGGGATTGCCCGCTCGACGTGGGATCGCTGGGTTCGCGGCGACACTGCGCCCAACTGGGGAACGTGGGGCAAAGTGATTGACGCTGTCGAGGCTATGGAGGCCTCTGCCGTCGAAAAGGCGAACGCGGCATGAATGGTGGCGCAGTTTCATCCCGCGACTATTGCGCCGAGATTCTGTCCCGCCAAGGAAACAGGGTTTCCGCCACGGACGCGCTGGATTCAGGCTTTGACCAGCGCCATGAATTCGGTCTCGCCGATTATCCGTATCTTGTGGCCCTTGGCGATCATCTCTTCGGCGCGGCGATGCTTCGAGCTTTTGCTGTGCCCGGCCAGCAGCGCAAGATCCTGATCGCCGACCACCAAAAGCGTGACCTTGGCGGAGATGCTGGCCTTGATCGTGATCCCCGCCTCGGCGGCGATGGCGGCGGCCTCAATGCGCGACATGGTCAACTTTCCAGTGATGCAGGCGATTTCGCCGTGCAGCGGACCGCTTTCATTCCCCTCGATCTTGACATGTGCGGGGTAGCTGGATTTCGGTTTGCGCTGGGACAGATCATCGAAGCCCTGCGCCGTGAGCTGTTCGGCGCGAAGAACGATTTGGGCAGCCGCCTTGGCATCGTCCTCGGCGTCGTGGTGCTGGAAGTCGAGATTCAGAACAATCTTGAGGTTCGCGAGCCCGTGGCCGCCGTTGCCGGTCAGCTCGGGCCATGCGCGGCGGGCGATTGTCACGCTGTCGTGCCATGTGGCCGAGAGGGGCGGAATGCCATAGCGCGCACAGGCCGCGTCCAACGCCTGCTTGTCGAAATTGCTGTGCTGCACCAGGGGAAACCGCTCAAGGAGTGGTCGGAGTGTTTCGAGGACCTCGGGAAGATTTGGCTCGTGCGCGACCGTAGTCTCGTCAATGCCGTGCAGTTCGATGTTGAAGTCGGCGAAATCGGCTTCTGGATTCACCATGAAGCACAGTGTGACGATCTTGTTGTCGTGGCCAACCGCCGCGATCCCGATCTGGCAGATGCTCGAGGTGTCTTCATTTGCGGTCTCAACGTCGATTGCGATGAACCTGACGTCGAGACTGAGAAGGTCAAACTTGCTCCCCGAGTTGCGCGGCGAGACCGTTTCGGGAACGGGATTGGTCGCGCTCTCCGCAGGTCGCGTGGGCGGACTATTCAATGGGGGTGGCGAACGGTCGCTGGACAGCGGTTTTGGCCTGAACAGTCTCAGAAGAAATCTCATTTGATTCGGCTTTCGCTTGGCGGATGCGTGACCGCGCCAAGTCTGCCGGGGGTTGACCGATACTTCAACTCTGCCGTGCGTGTCGAGGTTGCCCATGTCTGATTCCAGTCGCACCACCCGCGCCGCAATGGCGGCGTTGGTGCAGTCGTTTGGCTGTTTCGATGCGGTTGCCGAGACGATCTCGGCGCGCTGGGGTGGTGGCTGTTCCAAGGGGACAATTTCCAAGAAAATCGCCGGTCTGTTGGATTGGACCCTGCCCGATGTCATCGCGCTGGAAGACGCTGCCGGGCGGTTCCCGGTGTCGCGGTTGTTGGCGCGGCGCATGTCGGGTGATGTCGTGAGTTCGGTCGGTTCGTTGCTGAGTGACGGGGCGAGCATTGCGCGCGAAACCGGTGAGGCTGTGGCCGCGATCCTGTCGGCGCAGGCCTCGGCCAGTGCGGCGGATGAGGCGCAGGCTATTGTGGAAATTGACGAAGCGATCGAGGCGCTGCGCATCGCGCGGGCGCGTCTGGTGGCACGGTCTGAAATTTGTGAAGGGGGCGGGGAATGATTGAGATTGTCTTGCACGGCATGGCCTTCTTGATGCTGTTTTCGGTGGTCCTTGGGCTGATGGCATTTGTCGCGCAGGTGGCCGCATGAGCGACTTTTTTCCTACCCGCCGCGATTGGACGCATCCTGTGCTGGGGCACTATGCCGATGCGTCGTTGTTCTTTCCGCAGACCGATCTGGATACCGTCGCGATACGTTGCCGGGGTCGGTTGGTGTATCTGGCGTCGCCGTTCACCAAGTTGGTGGTCGGTGCGGATGGCCACTATGATTTCGGGCGTGGGTTGGTGGCGGCGACCTATGCCGCGCGCTGGTCGCGTCGCCTGGCGGCGGTCGGCGTGACGGCGGTGTCGCCGATCATTCAAGCGGTCGAAATGGTGCACGGCGATTCGCCGCCGATCCTCGATCCTCTGGATCAGAAATTCTGGACCTGTTGGTGCGCGCCTTTGTTGCAGGCGTGTCGCGCGGTCGTCGTGCCGCCGATCCCTGGCTGGGCCGAGAGTGATGGCGTCTGGCGCGAACTGCGCGCGGCACTGACCGCCGGTCGGTCGGTTTTTCAGGTGGACTCGGGCGCGCTGGTGTCAGGTGGTGTCGCATGAGCGGTTGCGCGAAGCCATGCAGATTTGATGGCGTTGACTATCCGTCATATGCCGCCGCCGCCGAGGCGCTGGGGGTCACGCGCGCTGCAATTTCATTGCGCATGCGGGGGGAGGCGGCTGTGCGCCGTGCGGCTGCGCGGCGTGCTAAGCGTCGTGCTGCGCGCGACAGCAATCGGGTGGTCACGGTCATTGAGGTGGAAGGCGTTGCCTATCCGTCTCTGGCCGCAGCGGGGCGAGGCCTTGGTCTCAGTGCCCCAGCCGTCGCGACGCGGGTGGCCAGTGACAGTGTGCGTTGGCGCGGATGGCGGAAATTCACAAAGACCGTTCCGCCAGCGCCGCGTGAGCCCGATTCGCGTTGGCGGGCGGTGACCGTGGGCGGTGTGGAGTATCAATCGCAAAAGGCGGCGGCGGCGGCACTGGGGGTTAGCGCGCCAGCTATCTCGCAGCGGGTGGCCAAAGAGCGGCGAAAGGCGGCACCGCCCGCGCCGCGCCGCCGTGTGGTGACGGTGCGGCAGGGCGCAGCTTCTGAGCGACAGGCAAATGTCTTGGGCATGTTTGCCAATCCGCGCTGGTCGCCTGCTGATGATCTGGCGCTGTTGGAGGCCCGCGCGGCGGGTTGGCATTTCTCAAAGATCGCCGCGCAACTCGGGCGCGGGTGCACGGATGTCCAGTGCCGCTGGCACAGGCTGCGCGTTGTGCCTGATATCGCAGCGCAGATCGCAGCGCTGGTCGATGCGGGCGACACCTATCGCGTGGCGGGGGCGGGGTGATGGGACAGAACACCAGCAGCGCAGTCATGCAGCAGCGATCGGAACCGCACAAAAGCCTCGATGACTTTCCGACGCCGCCCTGGGCGACGCGGGCGCTGTGCGCGTGGCTGCAAGGCCCGTTCATGGCGTTCCTCAACCCGGATTCGCCGCGCCATGCAACGTCAACACGGCATCTAACCTGCCGTGAGCCCGCCGCCAATCGCGGTCACATGGTGCGCCCGCTGTCCGAGTATTTCGGCCATGTCGAGGCTGCCGATGTCCACGACTATGGCACCGGGTTTGCGCAGCGAGATTACCTGTTTGGCCCTGACCCTGAGCCTGTCGATTGGACAATAACAAACCCGCCGTTTCGACTGGCAGAGCAATTCATCGAGCGGGCTTTGCGCACCAGTCGCGTCGGCTGTGCATTCATCCTGCGCTCGGCCTTCCTTGAGGGGCAGGGACGGTTTCAGCGCCTGTTCTCGGTCAGCCCGCCGTGCGACATTCTGCAATTCTCGGAGCGGGTGGTGATGCACAAGGGGCGCTTGGCCCCTGAGGGCAGCACGGCCACGGCCTATTGTTGGATCGTGTTCAGTGGCGGTGAGCGATACGCCGGAACGCGGTTTCATTGGATCGCGCCGTGCCGCGCGGCGCTTGAACGCGCGGGCGACTATCCGGCGGCTGAGCCGTTGCCTGATGCTCTGGCCGATCCTCTGGCCGCGCTGGTCGATGCGGGCGACACCTATCGCGCAGCGGGGGCGGGATTATGAGGCCACTTGCAGAGAAACTCTTGAACGCGCCCCTGCCGCGCGCGGAAATTTCCCACATCCGAGAGTTGTTGGCGGGGTGTCAATATTTTGACGCATCGCCGCTGCAGCGTGTGTATGAGATCCGCAATTCTGTCGATACGCCGACTCAAGACATCCTTGGTCAACTTTTGGAAGTGGAAATTCCGGCCCGATCGACATGGCTTGAAATGTCGCCAAGCGACGCAGTCATTATTTCGAACAAGCCCAGCGTCCTCAGGTCTGGATCCGCCTACACCGTGGTGGTTGTCCGAACGCGCGATGACGGAAGCCCATACATCTACCAATCCAATATTGGACGGAACGGGTTTGTTTCTTTGGCGGGTTCAGGTTCTGAGGCCGAGCAGCGCGCCATGTCGCGGGCAATCCGGTGGGTATATTTCACTATTGAGGCGATGCAAACGCCGGGCGGGTTTACACACTGTGTCGACCGGAGGGGATCCCGGCAGCAAGGCCGCGCTGCGCTGCGGGCTGGACGCCCGGTCCATAAGTGGGTCGAGATCCGGCTGGGCCGTGCGAGAGCCACTGCTGGCAGCGGTAGCGCAGGCGATGGTCAGCGTGGCGTTGCGTGGCATTACCGGCGCGCGCATGCCATCAACCACCCAAACCCGAAGTATCCGCATTGGCGCAAGGGTGGCTGGGTCGGGTCGCCGGATTTCGGCATTCGGAGCCACGATTACATCGTTGTTGGGCCAGAGGGCGCGCAGTGCCCGCCTGAGGGCGCATGTGCCGATCAGGGGCCTATAGATGACCAGTAATGCACCCGTAAATGCAACGGCAACGCATTTTGATATTGAGCCTTTCGCGACCGTGGCCTTTGCCGAATTGGCCGCCTCGCCCTTGGTGCCGGTGGGGCAGTGCCTCAACCCGGCCTGCTCGCGGCAATTCGCCCCGGCGCGCGCCTGGCAGACCTATTGCTGCGCCGCCTGCCGGGTGGCGGATGCTGCCGAGTTTCGCCTGATCGGCCACCGGATCGCGCCCGCCATTCTGGCGCACCGTCTGGGCAAATACACGCGGGCCAGCACCGCCAGCCATGACCCCGAAGCCGCCGCACGCCGCGCGCTGTGCGCCGCTGCACGTCGGTTTCTGGGCGAGGCGCAGACCGAGTGGAAACGCAGCCGCGAGGCGCGAATCCGTGCCGCCAAAGGGGGTCAGTCATGAGCCACAAAGCCACGAACTGGGCCATCGAGCAGCGCGGGCTAAAGCCTGCCACCAAGCTTGTGCTGTGGCATCTGTGCGACCGCCACCACCCCGACCACGGCTGTTTTCCGTCGCAGGAAACGCTGGCCGATGATTGTGAAATGTCGCGCAGCAGCCTGAACACCCACCTCAAGGAGTTGGAGGATCGCGGCTTGATCCGGCGCATTCAGCGCAGTGACAAAGCCCGTCAGCGCAAGAAAACCACGCTGTATTTGTTCCCGTTTAGTGTCGGGTTTGAGGCCCCTGAGGCGGGTGCCGACGGGGTCGATTTACCGCAAAAGCCGTGTCCAGATTCTGGACATGGAGCCGTGTCCAGAAAAAAGCAAAAGCCGTGTCCAAAAAAAGGCAAAAGCCGTGTCCAGAATCTGGACATAAACCCTGTAAGGGAACCAGTAAAGAACCTGCGTGCGCGAGGTCAGCGCCCGTTTTTCACCGATGACGAGCGGTTTCATGCTCGACGGTTGGCTGATTTCATCAATGAAGGCGGTAACCCGGTTCTGGGTGGGATCAAGCCTCGGATCGCTGACTGTTTGATGGCTGAAGCCATGATTGACCAAGCGACGGCTGAAAGGTTGGGATTTGCTGAGAGAGGGCAACAGAATGGACGCTGAGCAACAAAAAGCGGGTGAGGCGCGTGTGAAGGCGTTTTTGATCGAACCGTGTTTCGCGGCGGGTCTGTTGCGACCCTCTGGGATGGCTCGAGATCAGTTCGATGCGATGGTCGCAGAACTGTGCAAAAAACTGGCGTATATGACCGAGTTAAATCTTGCCGCTTTGGCAGAAACGATCTCGGTCAATCCAGTTGGCAAGGATGCAAACCGCTGGCCTATTGCGGCGCAGGTGTTGGGCTGGGCAGGTAAAATCCAGCCGCCCGGTGATGACGCGTCGCCGTTCCTGCGCGCGCTGTTCGCGCATGGCATCGGGCAGGACGCCATTGCGCAGGGTTGGGGTCCGGAGTTGCTGGTCTGGGCGCGCCGCGAACGCAAGTTCCCCGGCGGGTTCGTTCAGAAAAAAATCCGCGAGGATGCCGGACGGGCGCTGCGTCGGGCCGAGGACTTTGCCTTGCGCCGGGATCGGGGCGATCATCTGAGTGACGAGGAAATCAGATGGCTGACGATGCGCGAGGCTGCGGTTGCCAGGTGCCGGCATATCGCCAGTCTTGGTCGTTCGGGTTCATCATGACCGGGTTTCTGGACCTGCAGGTTGGTGACCGCGTAGCATCGCCCGTAACTGACACCGCGATTTTCACTGATGGGGTGCCGCGCTGGTTCGCATTGCGTGTTGCCGCGCAGCGTGAGGAACAGGCCGAGGCGTGGCTGGCTCGTCGCGGCGTTTATGCGTTCCACCCGGTCACCAAACGGCGCAGCGTGATCAAGGGCCGCGTGCGAGAGTATCATCGGCGTTACTTGCCCGGATATGTGTTCGCACGTTTCCCCGGCGCGCCCGTGGTTCACAAAGTCATGGCCTGCCCGTTCGTAATTGGCGCGTTGGCCCTGTCGGGTGGCGCTTGGGGTGTTCTGGATCCGCGCGATCTGCAGGCAATTCACGCGATGCGAAAAGTGGACGAAGCCGCCGCCGTCGCGCGGCGTGATGCCAAGCGTCGTCGCCGCGTGAGCTTGCGCCCCGGTGATGCTGCGATGTTCAGCGCGGGGGTGTTTTCCGAGATGCGGTGCGAGGTTGTGGGCCTCAAGGCGGATGGCGGAGTGGTCGTGCGCGTGGCGCTGTTCGGCGGCGATGTGCTGGCAAAAACCAGCGCCGACGATTTGATCACGATAAAGAAACAGGATTGACAGCCCGCGCTTCTTGATTTTAGGGTCAGCCCTCAAGAGACCTATGCCGGTGACCCTGCGTCCAACGACGCCCGTGGCCCGAGCGGGTGGTCGGTTCCGCTCGGGTTCATAGGTCCCGAGCGACACGCCCTCATTGCGCCCGGTGGATGTGTCCATGCGGGCGCTTCCTTTATTGCGAGGCGGTTTTGATGGCACGTCTCAAGACGTTGCGCGACAAGACGCGGCGCTTGGGGCGCGACGTTCGGTATTTGAGTGCGCCAGCTGCTCGGGTTCGTGATGCGCAACGCCCAGATCGCGCTCAATACAAAACCGCAGATTGGCAGCGGCTTCGGTGGGCGACGCTAATTCGCGATGATTTCACCTGCCAGATGTGCGGTTGGGAGCATGCAATGGCCGCGAATGTGCGGCTGCTCAAATCTGTTGGCCAACCGCATCTGATCAAAGGCCGCGCCCCTGAGTTGGTGGCAGACCACATCCAGCCACACCGAGGTGACCATTCCAAGTTCTGGAACCCGGCCAACCTGCAATGCCTATGCAAGCGGTGCCATGACGGTGCCAAGCAACGAGCCGAACGGCAGGAGTAGGGGGGAGGGGGTCAAATCCTCCACACCCCCCTCCCCGCTAGACCGGTGCATTCTCTCATCTGGAGATTTTTTTCTTGGGCGGTGATGATTTTGACCTGTTCGGCAACCCGGTTCGGGCTGGCAAGGGTCAACGTGGGCGGCCTTCTTTTGAGGCCACCACGAGAATTCGCAATAAAGTC